CTCTTCAATTTGATCAGACAACTCAAAATCAAGATCATGTGAGATTACTTCGTAGCGATCGACTGCTACATAGGCATGGTCAATGTCTTGAATAATTTTTCTTATTTTAGTAACTAAATTTTTAGTGGTCATTTGATGCAACTGTTTACCAAACAAAATTACACCTTGTGCATTACTATCATCAATACAAAATTGTTCTTGACAGATGTTTTTAAAATTGGTGTCATTGCCAAGCCATTTCCAGCAGATGTTTTTTTGACTTTTTACAAAATCCAACATCACTTGTTCTTGTGCAAGAATATCTGTAGACTTTGCACCCGCAAATCCAGCAAGTTGTTGATCACGCCACCGATTATGGTCAATCATTAGGTTCATCCAGCAGTTTTAATTTTGCCTAGCAATTGCTTGAGTTTGGCGCTTTGCACATCGGCTGTGACCTTAGGTGCTTCTAGCTCAAACCCTTCTTTGGCCTGTGGTCGCTCCCAAGGTACAGACTTGGAATCTTCGGCGGCAGCACTAACTTGGCTTTTTGCTTTGATACTATCCATGATACTTGTACTGGGCTTTTTGCTGAACCCGTTTTCGTTATCATCCCCGCCTTCGTCAGTAATACGCATGGTTTCAATGTTGTACTCCAAATCAATCTTTTGACCAACGCCGGTCGAGCTTCGACTCTTCATACACTGGATCTGATACTTGCCACGCTCTTTCATTGCACGACTTGTAAAGATACCAAACACATTATCTGCTGTGTTAATTTTAGAGATACCACCTGAAATGTGGCTGTGGTCAAATTCAATTTCTTCCACAGCTGATCGATTTAACTGTGACGCAGTTACCATCAAGATGCCCAGCTCTTTGGCCAAGTTGCGCAGTTCTTCTGAAACATACTTGTCCTTCACAAACAAGTCATTGGGCGATACTTTAGCACTTACAGGCATCAACAAATCCAAGTAGTCGATCATCACAAAGTCTACCCGCTTGCTTGTTTGAATTTGATACTCTTTCAAGTACGCACGGATGTCATTGATGTTTGATTGTGCTGGCAAGCCTTTGACCTGATAGTTGCCTGACTTCTTGGCCACCAGCTTGACCTTGAGCTCTGTGGTGTCTATGTCTTTTCGAATGTCCTTGGTGCTCATGTTTGTTAGCATGGCGTCAGTACGCAAACTAGTTAGCTCTTCTGAAAGTTCTAGTGTGATGTACACACCACTAAGTCCTTGTTGCAGCCAGTTAAGCGCAATGTTCATCATGACCAAGCTCTTGCCTGATCCAGATCCACCTGCAAAGATGTTCAGTTCACCTCTTGAGAATCCACCATACAACAATCTGTCCAATTGTGTCCAACCTGTGCTTACTTGTCCGCCCGAGTTGAAGTACTTTTCAATACGAGCTTTAGGGTCAGCAAAGTAGTCTGTGCCCATGTCCTTGGTGAGCGATATCTGTACTGCATCTTTGATCAGCTTTTCGACAGGATCATAATCACCTTTTTCCAACAAGTCTGCGGCTTTTAAAATAGCACGTTCTAATTCTTGACGTCGAGTAAATGCTTCAAACTCGCCCATGAACCAGTCAAAGTGTCCTTCGTTCAAGTCTGGCACAGCCGCCAATTTAACACCAGTGGTGGCTGAGATTTGAGTGCGCTCGGGCAAGGTCTTGTGTTTGTCAGAGTGTTCTTTAATAAACTCGGCCGCAGGCCTCAAACTCTTGTCAAAGTTCTGCGGGTTGTAGATGTTTTGTACACGCACATAGCTTTGTGCATCCTCCAACATCATTTCTAGAAATAGTCGTTGGACATCAAGTCCGTATTCTTTTAACATAAATTACACTCTTTTAATTTTGGCAACAATGACTGTTCAAAAAAATACCGATTGCCAGCTGGTCCATGGTGTCCTTCTGGTGCGTCAGAGTCTGCAGGTTTATTGACTCCAATGTTTATGCCATGATATGTTTTGTCAAATAATATACACTTTTTGTGATCTTTGCAATATGGCAGGACAAAATTGCTTGGTCCCCAACAGTTATTGCTATCTAAATTTTTGCTTAAATTAATAATCAAATAGTTAGCATCGATACTGTCTAACCATCGAGTAAGTAAAAATATCTGTCTTAATATATCAGTTTCGAGCCAACTGCGATCGTGGTGTAAAATTAACTGTCGGTCTTGGCCATAGTTTTGCAAACAAACAAGTCCTCGATGGGCTGCAATGTCAAATTGATCAACTTCCCATGTATTGGTGCTAATATTGTGTCCATGATATCCTGTATTTCTATGATTGTCAAAAATTGTAATACGCTCCAATGGAGGAACGCCTACAAATATCATGTCACGGTCCCAGTCAATCTCTTGAGACATTCCTATCAGTAACTGTTGAACTGTCGAAAAACTATTTCCTGAACGTGAGCAATTGACAATTGTGTTCACATTTAGTGATTTTGCAGCTAGACCCCAAAAACTGTCAACCGGATCTACACAAACATATGGTGTTGTATAACTGTCGCCAAATACCCAAAGTTTATTGTATTCTTTTAACAAGTTGTTTCTTCCTTAGTTCTATCTTAATCTTACTAGTTTCTCTAGCTGCCATTATAGTTAGCAGGGTACCAACACGCCCTAGCACAATCACAGCATCATTAACATCTTTACAGCCGTCTGGCCACTCGGGTATACTTACCGCCCAACCCAGTTCTACAGCACGATCAATCAGTTCTACGCCTGCTGTGTCTTGATCTGGCACCACAGTTATTTCTCGACCTAGACTGCGTATCAATCTTGCTTGTAGATCACTTATGGTGTTGTGCATCACTGCCAGTCCGCCAATTGAAAGCGCATCAAATATGCCTTCTGTTACAATCACATGCTGCCAATCCTCATGTTGTAAGTCTGTGCCAAACACATAGCCGGGTTGACTGTGACTGATAAACTTGGGCTGTTTTCCATCCAGCATCCTGGCAGTCCACCCCACCATGACGTTGTTGTAGGTAAACGGTATTATGACCTGTGGACGAGTCCAGTGGACACCATCGTTTTGTACGGCTGTGAGCACAGGAAAGTCTTCAGGTACCCTTCTTGAACGCAAGTAGTCCCATTGAGATTGTAGTTCAGGCGTGACCAATTCTGCGAACGGTGGCAACTCATCAAACTCACCAAATTGAATATCGCTGATGGCATTCCAAACTTGTTGCCGTTCACTGAGTATGCCATGTATGTTCTTGTGCCGCAGACTTTCGAGATTCAGCATCTCTATTTCGGTTTCTGGCACACCTATCCAGCCCAGGAGTTTTCGAGCCCTGTAACTTACACTGCGTCCCAGTACGAAACTGGCTGTGTATGAACAATTGAAACAGTGATAGCTCCAGCCCTGATCAGTGGCTTTGAGTCCGGCGCGGCCTCTTGTGTCTCGAGTGCTGCCATTGTGTTGACAGCAAACCGCATTGAAACTCAACCAACCAGATGGTGTGGGTTTTCTTTTTGCAGGTAGATACGCAAGGATGTCAAGCATCTATACAGTATAGCAGATCAGCTAGACTAAATCAACGATATTGGAGATTGGTAATATAACCAGTTGAAATCAACACCTGCGCACAAACAGTGCCTTGGTATTGCAATGGCAAGTATCCAGATCCACCGTTTGTAACAGTGATTGCACCAATTTGTCCGTTGCCCACTGACGTCACAATAGCTTCGGCACCTGCACCGTCACCTAATATTTGTACTTTGGGCGGTGCTACATAACCTTGGCCACCATTGGTCACATTGATAGCAGTGACCACTCCATTGGTTACTACGGCTGTGGCTTGAGCTTGTGATCCTTGACTGTTGTTGAAGGCAGCACGAATTAGCGGATGGAATCCCACTACGTTAAAATACTGAGTGGAAGTTTCGTTATAAAATTGTGTACTGCTGGTAACATCATACCAAACTGATTCGTAGGTTTCAGCTGCTTGGAATTTAACTGTTCCGGTAAAGTGATCCAAGTCCATTTTGACTGTGGTTAGACTTTGGCCATTTGTGGGCATGTGACTTGAAAAGAATTCTGTAAGTTGAGTAGTATTCACCGGCTGTGGGTACAATGCCCAGTCTGGCCAGTTTGTAGGACCTGGTACCAACTGTTGTGCTTTGCCGTAGATTGTGGGGATGGTCAACATTTCACTTGGCACAAATGCAGGCAGCACACTATTCACAATGTTGCAATCAGCTCTGGCACCTGAATTAGCATCCACATACGCGGCCTGCACATAGTCTCCTGCTGTGCGTTGGATACTGTAACTGCCGGGCTGTGCTGTGATGTTGATGGTGTCTTCGTTGTCCAGTACCACTTTTACTCTGCCTAGTGTGGCGCTAAGTGTGACCATGGGTTTTTCGACTAGCAACTGATCGCCGGTTTGATTCATCAATCTAAACA